CTCAATTCTGATTATATAACTATATAGTTATATAGTCAAGTATTTTTTATCAATTTTTTTAATTTGTCTAAATCCTCCTTCCAAAATAATTGAACTTTCCCTGAACCTGATCCGTATTCTTTGCATGGCTGTATGTTCTTCGCTCTCAAATGGTATTGAAAAGCAATGCTTGAGAGGCCGAGATAATCTTCTGCTTCTCTTCTTGTCATGATCTGTTTCAAAAATTCTTCTTTTGTCATTTTCATTGTTCATTCTCTCCTTTTTTCAATTCTTCAAGATAGATCGGCAACAGTTGTCTAAGTGCGGCCCTATATCCTCCTGCGTGCCTTCTAAGCGCGCTGATGGAAGGAGCTTCATTTTCCTTTGCCCATTTTTCATATTGATCAATGGATAAAGCATGATTGATGAATTGGAAGAAATACGCCTTCCAATCTTCATCTTTCCAGGCAAAAATGTTCTTCCCGGCTTCGTAGTATTCCAACCCAAGTGCTTTTCTTGCTTCAACCACACTTCCAAAACGCCGGCGAATTGTTTCGACATGTGGAATATCTTTTCTTCCTTTTCTCCATTCTTCATACTCTGTTTCGGAAAACAGTTTTCCTTTGACTTTTGCGCAGTTCTGCAGAGCTTGGATAATGTCTTCGTTGGAAAACGTTTTGCCAATGACGGCATTCGGAACAAGCCCTGCTTCAATCTTTGCTTGTGTATATGAACCAAAAACTATTGAAATCTGTACAGATGATGGAACATCTTCTTGTTCCCTTGCCCAACGTTCATATTCTTTCCGGCTGATTGTCGGCCCATATATTTCCGCCGCTTTCCGAAGCGCTTCAACACATTGTTCTTTGGTGTATCGTTTTTGTTTCTTTGGAAATCCAAATTCCTTTCTCAATTGTTCCCAGCTTTTTTCGTGATGATATCTCATTGTCTGAAATATCATGTATCCATGCTCTTTTGCGTATTCATCCCATTGGGAAATCGAAGGCCAATATCCAAGCATAGATGCATATTGCTTCAAAGCTTCAATAGATTTTTCAAGTTTGGCGATGGTTATCAACTCCTTTCTGAATTAAATATATAACTATGTAGTTGTATAATCAATATTGAAACAAAAAGGCCCCTCAGGGCTATTTCAAAAACGCATATTTTTTCTTCATGATTGCAAATATACCCAAAGAATCTTTATATTTACCAAGCAAATGATGTGATACATAAATATATTCAGTGTCTTGTTCTGTCGTAGGATCAATAACTGACAATGCGCCTGCAGCTACATCTCCATAAAAAGGAATTTTTATATTTTCCTCGCGGTAATCAGACCTATCTGGAATTCCTAATAAGTCGAATGTACTAACCCCTAGAGCTTGTGCATATAAGTGAACATCATTTATGGGGAATTCTCTATTTCCACTTTCATATCTAGATAATGTAGATTTAGCTATTCCTACTTTATTGGCCAATTCAGCTAATGACATCTTTTTCTTTTTTCTCAAATACTTTATGTATTCAATAATTTCTTCAGACGATCTCATAATTAGCACCTCCTTTTTTCAAGTGAAATTATAACACATTTGTTTCCAAAATGGAAACATTTTATACATTTTTATAAAAATGTTGACATTCGGGAACAATTCTATTAATATTGGAATTGTAGGCGGGAGGTGATGAGGTGGAAATACAACGAATAAATTTAAAACGACTTAAAGCTGAACGTATTGCTAAAGGGGTTTCACAGGAAGAGCTTGCTAAATTTATGGGAGTATCGAAGAGTACCATCTCAAAATGGGAGTCTGGTTATTCAAAGTTGGGTATTAATGAATTCATAAAAATAATTAATTTTTTAGGTTTCAGCGCAAATGATGTTGCAATTTTTTTTACTAAAATCGTTCCCGAACGGGAACAAAAGGAGGGTGCTTAGAAGGTGAATAAAATCTGGTGGAATATGCAAGACCTGGAGCGGGCAACTGGCTACAGTGATGATTGGCTGAAGGAGAAAATCCTGCTCCAGCCAAGGTACAAACAAATTTTGGATATCGATAATGGCGGTTTCGTCTACTATCCGGAACGCAGGGGAGAAAAGTGGTTATTCATCGCTTCTCGCATGGAAGAATTTTTGGAAAAACATTTCCGCGACATATTCATGAAAAAGGAGGTAACAGCAAATGCTCAACGATCACATCAAGCGTACAACTCGTGAAATCGATGCATTTCTTGAAAACTATACGATCGGCACGCTCATTGTTGATGGCGACACTGTTTCTCTTGAGACGAAAAGCGGCGAAATCGTACTTGATGAGTCATATGTCATCGAAGTGTTTGCAGGAAATCAATATCACACAATCACATATGACCAAGCGCGGAATACCATGTCTCGCGACGGATGGCCGTTGTATGCAGGGTTGGAGACAAGGGTGAAGGGGGTGGAACAAAAATGTTCATTCCGTTCGGAACGATCGTGAAAGATGAAAATGATGTGAAAAAATATTGCGTTGGAAGAGACGTATCAGTGAGAAGCTGCTGGCTAAACGAAACTAAGCAATTTGATGTTTCAGAATACTATTCCAGTTATTCATCTATTCAAAGTCGCGAATATACGATATATTGCGAACCGATTGAAGATGGGTTCAAAGTTGTGAAGGTTCATAGATGGAGATAGCCCTCTAGGCATTCTTTTTAGCAGAAAATTGAATAAGCAGGAGGTGAATCTTTCAAAATGAACGTACTTCCTGGAGACATGAAGTTGGCTACGGAACTTTATGAATGTTGTTATTCGTGTTTGGAACGAGCTCTTATGGAATTAAAACGAGACAACCTCGAGGAAGCTGATCGATGGGTTGATGAGTTCAAGCACTGCAAACGCGACCTGGACGAGCTGATCCGAAAGAAAGAAGAGCATAACAAATTAGTACAACTTGTTGAAGTGATGAAAGAACGTGGAATAGATATTGCGATTGTTATGAGAAAGGGGAATGAGTGATGAGGGAGAAGTCATCGGCAACATCTACGAAAACCCAGAGTTGTTGCATGAGGGAAAATGCTTTTCAGAAAAAAGTAACTGATTTAAAGATTAAGGAGGTGAAATCATGCAGCTAACTGATAGTTTTTTAGATTATTGCGCTGAGCAGTATTTCAACTCTTTCAATAGTAAAGGTATATATCCATATCAAAGACTTACGTTTGAGCAGTTTGTTGAACAGAAAAAGCGCGAAATTGAGAAGGAGCTGAACAAATGAAAAAACGTTTATTGCTTGGGGAATTATGGTTGGTTTAAATATCGTGTTTTTAACTGGTTTAATAGTTTACTTACTGACTTGAAAGGGGTGATGTCATTCGAATCACTTAAAAGAAAAAAGCCACTAAAGGCAATCAGTGACTAAAACAGTACCGTTATTACAACTATATCATGGGAGGTTACATTGAGTAAACCATTAGAAAAGCATATTGAAACTAAAATCAAAGGTTATTTAGACAGTCTTGGTGCTTATTACGTTAAAACTCACGGGAGTGTTTACAGTCGCGCTGGAACACCGGACATTATCGCATGTGTAAATGGAAAATTTGTAGCAATAGAAGTGAAACGTCCTGGTGGCGTGGTGAGTTCACTCCAACGTGCAAATATAAAAATGATCGAGCAAGCGGGGGGTGTCGCCTTTGTTGCCTACTCAGTCGAAAATACCAAAGAAAAATTACAAAGATTCAATGTTATATAAATTTCAACGTGAATTACTAAACAAAATTAAGACAAGTTACATTATCGCATCTGGAACCGGTACAGGAAAAACCATCATGGCTATACACCATTATTTACGACATAACAACGGTGAACCATTACTTATCATTGCGCCCCCTCAAAAAATAATAGAAGGCGGTTGGCAAAGAGAACTCGAAGCGGTTGCCACTTATTACAATATTGAAATTCCTTATGACATTGTTAGTTACGGAGTTTTAAGCAAGAAATGGCAGCTGTATAAAAAATGGTTCGTCGTTTTTGATGAATGTCATTATGTGAAGAACCCAACGAGTCAACGTGGTAAAGCAGCGATTAAACTTGCGAAACAAAGCACAAACTTTTTACTCTTATCTGCTACACCTGCATCCAACGGATGGGAAGATACAATTGCTTACATGATTATGTTTGGGTTTTACAAAAATAAAACTCATTTTTTACGAGAACATGCTATCTATGAAAAGAAATATTTTGGTCCATCACCTGTCAATGTTATTGTTGGTTGGAAAAATCAAAAGAAACTAAAGCAACTCTATCAATCAATTAGCATCAAATTGTCGAAAGATGAAGCACTAGATTTACCACCGATTGTTTTTGAGAATGTCTATTTCAAGCCATCCAAAGAATACAAAATAATCAAAAAAGAACGGGTGTTAACCGTTAACGGTGAGCAAATACTTTTTGATAACTCGATGGGTTTGCAGCATGGTCTTAGATTTTACGCTAACCAAAAGGACAAGCTCGCATACACACAAATGTTGGCTGAAAGCACTGAGGAAAACATAGTGATCTTTTATTGCTACCAGAAAGAAAAAGAACAAATATTACAAAGTTTAAAAGACAAAACAATATTCGAAGTAAGCGGAAAAACGACGAAAATTCCAAACAAAACTGAATGGCCAACATTAAAAAACAGCGTCACACTTGTTCAATATCAAGCAGGCGCTGCGGGCATCGAACTGCAGTATGCAAACATCGTGATTTTCTATACGCCAACATGGAGTTACCAAGACTATGAACAAGCGTTAGGTCGTTGTTATAGAAACGGTCAGACTAAAAAAGTTACGGTTTACCGATACATCACAAAAGATAGTTTAGAAGAACGTGTTTATGCTGCATTAGCTGATAAAAAAGACTTTACGGAACAATTATTTAAAAACTTAATAGGAGCGTGAGAAAATGTTTGGTCAAAAAGATGTGAATGTCGTTCAACATCGTGATAAATGGGTCGGCGGATCCGACGTTCCAGCGATTTTGGGAATTAGCAAATACAAAACACAGTTTCAGTTGGCCAAAGAAAAAACAGGTATTGAGCCATCTGAATTTAAGGGGAATGAGTATACCGAATACGGAAATGTGCTGGAGCCACAGATTCGCGATTATATCAATGCCATTAATGAGACGAATTTTGTTCCGGATACACGTATCGACCGTGAGAAAGGGATCCGTTCCAACACAGATGGGTACGATGCCGAAAATCAACTTATCCTAGAAATCAAAACACATGGCAAAACGCCAGATGTCAAGTCTTACGAAGCACAAATGCAACTGTATATGTATCACTTTGATGTTAGATATGGCTGGTTAGCTCTTTATGAACGCCCTGGCAATTTTGATGCTGAATTTGATGCAGACCGGTTAGGGATCAAAGTAGTTCATCGGGACGATGAATATGTTCAAAAAATATTAGATGCCATTGAAACGTTTTGGATCCGTTGTGAATATCTCAAAGAGAAGCCAGATATGACAGAACAAGAATTTATGTCTGTCGGTCAAAACGAATTAACGATTGTCGCACAACAAGTTGAAAAACTAGAATTGCAGTTGGTCCAATTCAACCAACTCCAAGAAAAATACAAATCTATGAAAAAGAAACTATACGATTTGATGGAAGAATACGACATCAAGAAATGGGAAACAGATCGGATTATCATAACCCGTACGTTACCCACAAAAAGAGAAAGCTTGAATTCAAAGAAACTCAAAGCGGACCATCCGGATTTGTTTGAAACCTACAAAAAAGTTTCAACCGTTGCCGGGTCTGTGAGGATAAAACTAAAGGAGGCAAATTAATATGGGCTTATTACCAGCAAATAAACCAAAAAAAACTGTTGATACACCACGCAACTTCTTTATCTGGGGACAAACGATGCATGGAAAATCATACTTAGCAAGCGAGTTTCCAAATCCAGTTATTTTTAATACGGATGGAAATGCCGATCAAATTGAAACGCCAAGTGTGGATTTGAAAAATGAACGGGATCCTAAAACAGGACAAATAAAATTTAGCGTTATCGATCAACTGAATGAATTAATTAAAGAACTTGAAACGACCGATCATGGTTTTGAAACAGTTGTTATTGACGTCATAGATGATGTGGTAACTCTTATTGAACAAGCTATTTGTGAAGAACATGAAGTCCAATATATTGGCGATATTCCATATGGAAAAGGGTTTGGGATTTTTAAATCAATCTTTACTGCGCTAGTTGTTAAACTCAAGGCTTTACCGATGAACGTTATTTATATCTCACGTTACGCAACAGTTACTGAAAACAATGTTGAAAAGCCGGTGCCTTCGCTAAGCGTAAAGCATTTAAACACGGTCAATGGCAACTGCGACATGAACATCTTGTGTCAAAAAATCGGAAAAAACTATATTCGTAGAGTGGTTGATCGGAGAAAAGCTTATCAACGTGAATGGATCGAGGATGAACGAATCCTTGCCATTCTTGATACCGTGATTGGAGCGTTTGATAAACCAACCCAAACAAGCAAAGAAGAAGCAAAAAAGATCGTTGAGGATTTAGAAAAAGCAGAAGAACATTCGGTATCAGCAAATACTCAAGAACAACCCAAAGAACCGCCAAAACCAAGATCCGCGACACCTAGACCGCCTAGGATTAGATAAGTTAGATAAGTAACAAAAATACTAAAACAAAAAATATAAAAGGAGAGGAATAAATTATGAATCTTAAAGAACTAGCTCAAAAAATGTTAAATGAAGGCTTTGACCCTAACGTTACTAATGTAAATGAGGAAAATAATTTTGATCTTCCAGATGGTATTTATGATGCCATCTTGGAAGATGTGCAATTCCGCGTCAACGATAAAGGAACGGAATGGATTTCTTTGACTCTAACCATCATTAATGAAGGTTATGAAAATCGAAAATATTTTGCAAACTATTGGCTAACTGAAAAACAACTTGAACAAAATATCAAAAAACTTTGGGGACATGCTGCACAAGTGTTTAATGTAGAGCTAACCATTGATGATATTGCAAATATTGAAACAGCCGTTGTTGATAAGCTTCAAACTGCATTAGGAACACAAGTAGAACTTGAATTGAAAACTAACAGATGGAAAGACAAAACAACAGGAAAAATGCGTGAGTTCCAAAACTTCAAATTAGCACCAGCTACACCGTTCTAATGGTGATGTAAATGTTTACTTTCTTCGATATTGAAGTGTTTCGTCACGACTGGATGGTGGTCCTCCTAACCGAGGACCACATCATCCGTATTCATAACGATACAGATAAGCTCCGCAACAGCTTATCTACATCTAACATATTGGTCGGGTATAACAATTATGCCTATGACGACATTATTTTAGCCGGATTGTTAACAGAAAAAGATCCGTATGAATTGTCACAAAAGCTGATTCGCGGCGAGAAAGTAAATGCCACGCTTGGCTATCTCACATTAGATGCAATGCAAGAAATTAACGGGTTGTCATTAAAAGAAGTCCAGGCGAACATGGGCTTAAATATTCATGAAACACCGACTGATTTTGATATTAAACGTCCACTAACGAAAGAAGAAGTGGAACTTGTATTTCAGTATTGCGAAAACGATGTAAAGACAACCAAGAAAGTGTTCGAACTACGTGAAGATTACTTCACCAGCAAATTTGAAATTGTTGATTCCTTCAAATTGCCAATAATGGCAGTGAAAAAGACGAGAGCAAATTTATCAGCTGCTGTTTTGAAAGCAAAACCAGCCAAACACAAAAAACGAGATCGTCTACATCTCGAATTTGATAAAAGGTTAAACCTCCATGAGTTGCCGCGGGAAATTGTGTCGTTTTATGAAGATATTCGAAATCGCTATTCAAAAGGTGAAGATCATGAAGAGCTAGAGAAAGAAAAGTTTGAAATTGAAATCGCTGGAATTAAACATTCATTTGGTTTTGGCGGGTTACATGGTGCGATTGAAAATTACCAATACACCGGAAATATGATGAAGATTGATGTTTCGTCATATTTTCCATCGCT